TTTAGACGAGGCTCAAAAAACATTAGGTAGTATGGCACCAACATATTTTGTTGCTGTTGCTGGTATTGTTGCAGCATTCTTTGGTACACAAGCACTGGGTTCTAAAAAGAAATAGGTATAAGTTATGGCAGATGAAAAGAAAACTCCTAAAAAGAAAACTCCTAAAAAGAAGGAATTTGATCCATCAAAATTATCTGAAAAACAAAGACAATCTGGCTTTGCGGGTAAAGATACTCAAGGTATTGCTCAATTAGCTGCTCAAATAAAAGAGCAAAATAAAATTGCTCAAGGTGAAAAATCAAATAAAGAAAGAGATGATAAGCTTACTAGTCTACTAACAGAAACTAAGAGAGGTGATAAAGAAGGAAAGGCTCAACTCTTATCTTTAAGACAAGGTATCATTGATAGCACTGAAAGACTAAGACAAGCTAATGAAGATGGTGATGAAAAACTTATTAGGTTAGAAGAGAAAAATCTGGAGAGTCTATCTGATAGTATCGATACTACGGAAAAAGAAAGAGAAGCAAAAAAAGCAACTGAAAAACAAAGCAAGATACTTGAAGGAATTAAAGGTGGTATTGGTAACCTTGCTAATAAATTTAAAGATAATGCTGGCTTTTTAGCAGGTCTTGCTGGGGTAGCATTAGCTGTATTTAATCCTGAAAAACTAAAAGAAATAATTGATCGTACAGTCGGCGCAATTGTCGATGCATTCGATATTGTGCAAAAAATATTTGAAGGTGACTTTAAAGGTGCCTTGGAAATATTTAAAGAAAATTGGGCAGATATAGGCATTGCACTGGGTTTAGTTGTAGCACTTAATTTTGGTAAAATCGTAGCAGTTATTGGTACTGTTAAAAAAGGTTTAATTGCAATAAAAGCGGCGATGGCTGCAGCTGGTATTGGATTAGGTCCTGCTATATTAATTGGTGCTGCCATTGCCCTTGTGATCGCGGCCCTTGTGAAGACTTTCCAAAAAGTAAAAAGCGTATTTGATGAAACTGGATCAGCATTCGAAGCCTTTAAGGCTGGTATTGTTGAATTTCCTGCACAAATTTTTGGTATACCGCTTGACTTATTAAAGAAAGCCATATCATTTATTGCCGGCGCATTTGGATTTGATACTACTGCATTAGATGAATTTAGCTTTACTGACATGTTTAGAAATATATTTACATCTATATTTGAAGGTATACAAGGGTTTATTGAAGGTATAAAGGATACATTTCTTGAATTTGTGGAAAATGCCCCTGAAATGTTTTTAAAGGTGAAAGATTTTTTCAAAGATGCATTTGATTCAATGGTACAAAAATTTAAAGATATAGGATTAATGATAAAGGCTTTTGGAGTAGGAGGAATTGCTGCCATAAAAGCTGCACCTGGAGCTGTTTTTGGTGGTGATTCACCAATGGAAGCTTTTGATAGAGCTTATAACGATGTTATGGCTGGAGGAAATGGTGACGGATCAGCAACAGTAGCAAACCTTGAAGCCGATGCTGCTACTCGTGGTGAAGAATTAGATACAACGTCAATGGATAATAAGATGGATGGACAATTCCTACAAACAGCAGCACCTGCAGTTAATGTAGTAAATAATGTTGATAACTCTAATAACTCTAAGACAAGTAATACAGCAATTGGTGGAAGAAGCAAACGTAAAAGAGGCTTTGGTACTGATACTGAATTAGCTTACGGATAAAAAAAAGGAGCCCCGAAGGACTCCCTTAAGCTACAAATATAATTCTTGTTATTATGATTCGTTAGCTAACTTAGCAAAGTATGATAGAGTATCATCTTCATCAGCATCAGCAGTATTACCTACTGGAGCAGATTCAGTAACCATTGTTGGTTCAGCAACTGTTTGAGCTACTACGGGCTCTGGTGCAACTTCACCAGCATCAACACCTAATACCTTATTAAACTTAGCTTTAAGTTCAGCATAAGTCTTGTAGTTTTCAGGCTTAGTGAAATCAGCCAATGAATGAACTTTAGCATATACTGCTTCTAGCTTTTCTTCATCTGCATTAAACAAAGCTGATTGAGAACCAAACTCTGATTTATCGTAGTTTACCCAACCTTCAACTTTACGAATCTTGATCTTAAAGTCAGCACCTTCCCAGAAATCGTAAGGGTTAACTGGATCTTCATCTTGGAATTGAGGCTGCATCACGTCCATGATCTTGTCAAAGATCTTCTTACCAAACTTATAAAGGAATACCTTACCTTCATTTTCTGGATTAGATGGATCTGATACAACAAGCACATTTGACACATAGTGCAAGCGACGTTTGCGTTCACGAGCAAGAGCTTTATCTTCATCTCGACCAGTATTCCATAGGATTGCATTTGCTTCTCCAACAGGATCATCTTGGCCAATAGAAGTTAATGAGTTTTCGATATACCACATACCGGTTGGTCCTTGAAAACCGTGATCCCAATAACGAGCCCATGGTAAATCTTCACCTTCCTTAGGTGGAAGGAAACGAATTACTGCATAGCCATTACCAGCTTTATCACGAGTAGGCTTCCAAAAACGGTCATCACCGTATGATTTTGTTTCTGCTTTTTGAGATACAGCTTCTGCTGCTTGAACGAGTTTGTCGATAGACGAGCCACGACTAGATTTTAAATTACTTAAAGACATATTGTTTTCTCCAATGTATGTTTTGTATTGTCTGAATTATCCACTTTATTCATAATGTAATGTATATTATAACACATTATCACTAGTTTGTAAAGGACTTTTTTACGATTTTTATCATTTTATCTCGGTCAATCGAAACAAATGGATCGTACTTATGAACTTTACGAGACACATCAGGCCACATGATTGTCTCTGTGATTTGCTTATCTGCCCTGTCCATAAACCTTGTGAGTTTATGTAGTATGACCACAGTTTCTAAACAAATTTCTTCCTGCATGAATGCTGTAATAACTACTGGGTATTCGCTATCTTGACATTCAAGCATCTCATCAAATGAATTGACCATTGATGATAGTTTATTTATATCGTTCTTAAACCTATACGTTAACGATTCATGGACCTTAATCATATCGCTATAATTAGTCTCTCCATCAGGACCTAGCATATCACCGACATACTTTACGTCCTTTATAAAGTTAGACACATAGTACTTAATAAGATCTTTGCCATAACTCTTACCGAGCTTGGCAAAGAAATACTTGTCTCTTCGTTTAAAGAAAGACTGTGCATTAACTCTTGTTTTATAACGGTACTTTACAGCATCATAACCATCTGTTTCAAAATGCAGCTTGAGCGCGTTATAAAGTTTATATGATTCAAATGGATCCATTTTATTTAAGGCAAGATTCATATAATGCTTCTAAGTCCTCCACTTCTCCGGTGACTTCTGAGAGTGTTTGCTTATGGTATATGTTAGCTAACTTCTTAAGGTACTTCTTATCAATACCAACTTTATCGTTAAGGTCTTCAATAGCCTCTTTAATAAAGTTCTTCTCTGATTCAATACGAACCATAGAGTTAGATAACTCAGTCATTGCATCTTTAATAACTTTACGATCTGCTTCAGATGATGGAATAATAATTGTGCTCATTGTTGTTTCCTATAGTGGTAGTTTATTGCCGGTTGTTGTAGTAATTAATTTTAAGTTAGAAGCTTCTACTTCTAGTTTTTGTTTAATCGAATCAGATAATAGACGTTTAACATTACTATATTCCATTCCTCGTTCTTCGACTATATATGTAATTGCATCAATATAAGTAAATCCCTTTGATGAAACTAATACTTCTACTGAAGAAGAAAATCTTTTCTTCGTCATAATCTTATATTCTTCTAGTTCACTCAATTGATAACCCTCAATATAATACAATCCTTGTTAATGCGACCAGCCGGTACACTTATCTTAGTTGTTAATCCTTTAAAGACATTATCGATTTGTTTCTGAGTCTTCTTTAGAATTTCTGGCAACACATCATTTGGCTTACGAAGTGTGCATGTTCGACTTAACTTATCATCAAAGTTTTTAAGCGTTGAGCCTGATACTGTAAATCCAGCATCATTATCAGTTACAAACTCTGTTATTTTCTTTTGTTTGACATTATAGACATATAAGACCTTAGCACCAGGAATCACGATAGGATTAACTGATGCAAGCTTAGCTGTGTTATCTTCTTTTAAGTAATTAAGCTTAGCCACTTGTTTATCTGATGCTTTAGGTTTAGAAGCACGAGGCTTACGTACAGCTTTGTTTGCAAGTTGAGTTTTATCAACGTCAGCTAAAACTAATTCAAGTTGTTTGATTGCCTTTTTAAGATTAGGCTTTGTCCAACTACTATATGCTTCAGTGGTTTGTTCACATGACTTATTGTAAGCGTCATTTAATTCTTCGTTCAATAGTTGTATACGAGTAGCAAACATTTTTATTGATGGGCCTTTGACGTCGTGTCTTTTAATTGCAGCAAATGCGTCAAACTTTGTAGTGAAGTCTTTATCAAACCAACCTTCAACTACAGTCTCATCAAACTCGTTATAGATTGTTTCCATTACCTTAGCACGCATACGATCTTGAATAGACACTACCTTTGCTTTAGGCTTATCATCAACAT